TATTCAACGTCAGGAAGGAAGGATGCGTCAACAATAATCTCAGTAAGAAAGGAGGTATTGTTTAGGAGTTCCCAGAAGACTGAATCATCTGGTTTAAGTATTCTCCATGAAGTTTGAGCGTGATCATCTGATGATTCATTAACTTGGAATAGAGAACCTACTAATTTTGGCGTTTTATTAAAGATGATCACGAGCTACTCCTTATTGCATAACTGAAAGATGAACACGAACTGTAGCACCAGCGAGGCCTTCAAATGGGTCGATGGTGATATTAGTTTCGTCGATGCGAACAGAGAATTTCTCTACGCCGATACCTACTACTGAACCTTGGATGAAAAGTTCTGTTCCGATTTTCACAGACGACGATTGAGCCACGATGTTAGAAATATCTGCAATACCATGAGCTATAGTGACTGCTGTAGCACTTACTGCAGAACTAAAAGTAAGGTCTTTGATACCGCCGATATCAACAGTAATCCAAGAAGTTCCGTTATTGAATTGGAACTTACCTGCATCGATTTTGAGGTCAGTGATTTTATTAGAAGCAACTGTATGCGCATGTGTTGCATCAGACTTAAGGTTTAAAGCTGTTTGAGTTGCTGTTGAAACAGGTTTATTTACGTCGGAAGTGTTGTCTACGTTTTCTAAACCTACGTCTGTTTTAGCTAAAGTAACGTTACCTGTGCGTCCAGCGACACTAGAAACTGCGTCGGTATTGTCAACTTTATCCCAAGTTCCGTTTTTATTAAATACAATCCAGTCACCGATAGCAACTACAACTGTTTGAGTTCCTACTAAAGTTCCAGCTACAGATATAATCCAGAAATAACCAGCTAATGGTGAAGCAGGGAAAGTACCTACAGATGCATCGTAGACACCTTGATATTCAAGCTGTCCAAGAACAGAGTCAGGGATTTGAGAAAGAGTAACTTTACCATTAATATCTAAGGTTGCCACACCTTCTGCTGCACCTTTTTCTGTTAAAGGAATTTGTGCAACGTTTGTTACATTAGATAAACCTACCTGAGTTTTCGTGACAGCATGAGGATTATCTACATTACCGGTATGAGCATTGAGTTGTCCCAAATTAACTGCAGAGGTAGCTACAGTGCCTGAAGGAACAGTGACTTCTGCAGAGAATGTTTTTGCTCCAGCTATTGTTTGTGCTGCGTCGGTAATATGACCGTGAGTTACGCCGGAAACTGCTGCTTGAACGTCTGCTAATGAGTTATGGGAAACTCCACCAGGAATAACCGCTGCAGAAATTGCTTGACCGGTAATTGATAAATCAATAGATGAAGTATCACTAACAGTCACAGGAACGTGAGTAGTAGCTGCCAATTCTAAAGATGCAACCCTGGTATTTAAATCATCAAAGTTGGTTCGAATAAGATCGAACAATGATACTTTTAATGGTCTACCTAAGGCGACGTCGGCTGCTTGAATACTTGTAAATGCCATTTTGAGGTCCTTTCGTTAACGTTTGGATGAGCGATTATAACTTAAGGTGAAGGTATAGTGCTAAAAATTATTGTAGGACTCCATTCCGAATCATCATAAGTCGGAACGTAAGAGCGATATTTCACCTTAGCAAAGTAAGTCGTAGAATAATCTAACCCTGAGTAAGAGATAGTATTGAGGTTTACTGTATCATTCATAGAGGAAAGAATGATATTCGTGAAGTTTTCGTCAGAAGCTAGCATCCAGTCGGTTTCATCATGAGAAATATTAGGATCAGGAACTGAGATGAAATCTGAAGCCACTAACGCTCCTGAGATTGGAACATTAATTTGCTGGTCTGCTGGTGACGTAATAGTTGGTTGTAGGACATATTCAAGTTGAATCCTGAAGGAAGTGTAGGTCCAGCGAGATTCGAAGTTGCCCGAATCCTTATACTTGATTCTTACCCAGTATTGAGTGTCTTCTTGAAGTTCGATGGTTTTAGAAGTAAGGTCGATGGTAGAAACCTCATCTAAAATTAAGTCAGTGAAGTCTACGTTGCGTGAAATCTGCCAGTGTGTTGAAACATGGTCGTAAAGGTAAATGGACGAAAACACAGAAGTAGTGATGGTTGTTACTGCAGGGACGTTTACGGCTCCATTTACGGGAGTCAAAATTAATGGCTTACGAATGGGCTCTGCCATATATCCAGGAACAAACATGGGTCCAGTTCCTTCAAGGATAGGAGATGGTCTGTCCTCTCTTATGAGAATCATTCCGTCAAGTAAGCCCTCTAAGTCCACGTCGGTAAGTTGGTCCCAAGAAGTGATTTCTACGTCTCTACCTATTCGTCTCCAGTTGGATGAGATGCCGTTGTCTGTTTTCAAGAATAGTCCGCCAGGAGCTGAAGATTTCAAAAAGAACCAGCCTACGAATCCGAAGGTGGCAACTGTTTGAGGGTCGTGAGCTCCAGTCATGAAGGTGGTCTTGCCGTTAATTGAAAGGCTAGATTTTAAGCTCCTGACGGCTCCGTTATGGAATATCAGTGCTCTGCCTGTATCGACGTTATTTAATGCAACAGAGGGCTTGTAAAAGTTAAACAAAGTAAAGGTCTGAGCGATAGGTGTCTCGTCTGGTTTTACGACTAGGCGGTCACCTATTTTTAATTCTAAAGACGTGGTTCCTGCGAATCCTGCCTCTACATAAAACAGTTCCTCTTCTGAACCGGAAGGTCCAATACCTATCCAGAATCCATAGGTCGCATCTGAAACCTCTAACACCGTTACAGAGTCTGTAACCGCAGAATAGATTTCAGTCCATTGACCTGAAGTAAAGGGGATTACTCCAGCTACGAGTCCGTTTACAAATGACTGAGATGTTCCGTCTCCATTGTGCAGTAGAAGGAAAGGAGACAGAGAACGAGTTATTCCATTTTTAAATACGCCGCCAAAACTCATGGTTTATTTTCCTATGTTATAGACGTATCCGTCTAGTTTTCCATCTTCGTCACCAATGAATGAGAAGAATATTTTTTGAGCCGTTGTTGCTGAATCAAAGTCGCCTAAAGATTCAGGAGCAATAGTTCTGATTTCTGTTTCGCCGATGTCGTAAGAATACTCACCTTTAGTTCCTGTGCTGGTAATGTAAAGCTGAGTTGCCTTTTGAAGTTCTGTAGAATCATTCCAAGATACCGTAGTGTTAGTTGCAATCATCTTGTTAGATTTTGTAAGCTGGAACACTTGGATAGTTGGTGTGGCAGTTTCAGAATGGTCAATCACTCTTTCGCCGATTTTGTAAGTATAGTCTCCGATAGCTCCAGTATTAGAAATAAACAATTGAGTTGCCTTTTGGATTTCTGTAGCAACAGTCCAAGAGGTGATTTCGTTTTCTGCTATGAGATTATAAGACGGAGTTAATTGAACTATTGTAAGGTTAGGTTGTAGGACGTAGGTTGGAACTACTTCTATTTGAACAGAGCTGGAGAATTCTGAAAGTTGGTCGTCTTCGTTTATAAATTGAACACGAATGAAAGCTTCATAGTTTCCTGAAACATGGAAAGTATGAACTAACAAGTCGGTAGTTGAAACCTCGTCTAAAACTAAGGAATCAAAAGTTGGTGTGTAAGAGAGTTGCCAACGAGTGGCTTTGTGAGGTTTATTCCAAAGGCCCATGTAAGGTTTAACCTTAACTAGGATTTCGTCGAAGAAAAGGTCTCCTTGGAATGGTTCAGTGATTTCAGTTTTCTTGACAAAGTTGGTGTAAGGAGAATTCATCCACTTATTCCAATAGCTATCAAACATCAAGGTTTCATTGTCTTGAAGATTCGACAGAGAGATGGACGTAATTGCGTCAAGATTTGTGGTTACATAATCTCTAGAAATATCTCTCCAGTTAGTTGTGAGTCCATCGTCAAGTTTACAGTAAAGGTTTCCTATGGACATCATAAGTTCGCCTGCATGAGCATCGTAAGGAATGACCGTAGGATTCACGTCGGAAGCGATAAGTCTTGAATTGTTTATATTAAGGATTGGAGCTAATAATTTAACTTGAGTTGACTGAAGTAAAGCTGCTCTGTTTTGTGGAGAATAAGTTTTTGTCTGAGGCGACTGATAAATCCCTATAGACATGAAGGTTCCAGCAGCAGGAGTATCGACACAGCTGAGGACTAATTGCTTGGAGTTTGATTCTACAGGAGTAAGAGGAATGCCTCCTGGTAATACTTTAAACTTGCGACTATCAGACTGAATCTCAAATTCGATACCTGAAGAGTCAAAGATTTCTACTGCACCTTGGTTAGTGTTTATATCTATCGCAAATGGAAACGTTTTATTTCCTAAAAAACTGGCACCCATAAAACAATCTGCGGTTCCATCACCCTTGTGTTGGATGAGGATATTGTCAGTTTTTTTAAGTTTGCGATTTGCAAGCATAGTTAATCCTTAGTTCCGATAGACATTGTGAATTCATCGATGTGACCGCCGTTGTCTCCAATGAACATGTAAGTAGACCTTACAAGTTCGTCAGCAGTGGTCCAGTCCATAGTATTAGATGTAATCTTTCTGTTTTTAGGAGCAGTCTCCTGAACCCAGCATTGAGGAATCAATACATACCAAGGTCTAGTCGTTACCATCCTGTAAGAGGACCAACGAGTTTCCATTGTGTCAGATATAAATTTACATCTTACCCAGAATGTTGTCTCTGCAGGTAGTAGATATTGGAACTCATAAAGAGGATTCAAGGAATCGATATCCAACACTATCTCTGCAGGAAGAAACTTGGGCGTAGATGCAACTTGGAGTAATGTTCTTTTGTGAGTTTCCTCAGGATAGATTGACCTGAACTCAGATATATCAAACTCACCCTTAGCGGCTATTGATTCATCCATAGGAATAAACTTGGGACGAAGTAAAGGTTCAACGACTGGAGCTCTTAGCCATGAAGCAGAAGCTGCATCGTAACAAATAGTTTCTCCGTCTTGAACTCCCTCAATAGAAACATCCAAGATGTCTCCTAGGACTGTAAGGACTTCGTCTGCAGAAATGATATCCCAGTCGTGGTCATCGTTGGAACGTTTGATGTAAAGAACAGGCTCTGTTGGGTCTCCGAAGAAATATAAGGAAGAAGGTGTTGCTTGGATTCCTACTACACGAGGATCTTGCTCTCCAGCTATAAATTGAGCTCTACCTGCGAGGTCAAACTTGTCCTTGAGGAGTTTTACTGAATCACCCTCAAAGATAGCTGGATATCCTCGTTCTCCAGAAACAGCAAGAGCTGTAGGTTGGTAGAAATTGATAAGCATATATGAATTTACTGACGGGATGCTGTCGCATTTAATAACGAGTCTTCTGTTTTGGACGAACTCGATAGGAATAAGCCCGTTACCGCCAGGAGGAACTTGCAGCTCAATAACCTCAGAACCAGAAGCTCCCATACCGAACATGAACATTTCACCAGAAGAGTCGAATATTTCTAGGGCAGTAACTACGGTATCAACTGGAGTTTGAAGTAATTCAATCCATCCAGTGGACCAATCTCTGGTTCCTGAAAGTTGACCGTCAATGTAGAAATCTGAAGTTCCGTTTCCGTTATGCCGAATCATTATCGGCTGTAACGAGCGAGCGATTCCGTATTGTGTATTTGGTCCGTTAAAACTCATTGGACACTCCATCTATGGTTTCCAAGATATAAGAACCAGTGAGATTCAAATGCTTGGGTGAATTCGAAAGATTGTTTTCCTATTATCTTATCCTCAGGTTCAGCTACGACTATGATTTTATTTGTCCCGAACGTAACTGCACCAGTGGCATCTATGATGTTAAAGGCTTGCCCAGGTTGAATAGTAGAACCATTAGGAAGGAATACATTTATATTATTGGAAGATGAGTCAAACTGAAGATACGAGTCATGTAACAAGACTGTATAGTCAACTGTGATAGGTGCATCATTTACGAAGAAGAATTGCCTACGGTCGCCATACCATTCATCAACTCTTTCCATGAACTCCTTAAGTAAGGGGTCAGTAAAGTCAGGATTTAAGGTATGTTGTCTATAGTTTTGATTAAGATATTGAAGGACTCCGTTGTATATTACCTGTCTGGAGTCCAGCTCTCTTGGATTAGCCATGGTGAACCCCTATAGGAATAATAAGTGTTGTGGAGAATTCTTGCTCTACTGGCAAGACTTGATAGTGACTCATGAGTCTTAAAATGTCTTTATTGCAGAGGTCAATCTGGTCGTCCAGGATTTGTAAATCCAGTTCGAGACCGTGAATCTCTAGGAACACAGACTTAGCGTAAAAGTTTTGTTTAGAGTCAAGTAACCTCAAAAGGTTTCTTAGGGCTTCAATCTTTGATGCTAAAAAGAATCGTTTTTCTTCTAAAGCCTCCAAAGTCTTTTCGGGACCTTGGAGTTTTTTTATGAGCATTTTATGGATTTCTGTTATTTCGACTAGCATTAGAATTCATCCTTGCTATCAACGGCTTCTACGTTGGTTAACTCAACCTCTACCGATTCAATTGAAGCAATCATCGAAACCGTAGATGAACTTGGTTGCAAGAAAGAGTTTAACAAATCTGGGGCTGATTCTGTAGCTGATGTGTAACCCTCGTATCCTAATATTATATCTTCAACAGAATAGGGCTTTTCTGGAAATTCTCCAATAGGACCAAGCTTTGCTCTGTCTAATACTAAAATAGATTTATCAGACTTAAGGATAACTTGAGAATCAGATACTGCAGTGGTCACGGGTGATGAAATCCCATTCCACTTTTTCGTGATGCTAGGAACTCCACTTGAAGAGATAAATGAAACTGCACCCATCGAAGAAAGGATAACCCCATTATCGATAGCTGTAATACCATCCCATTCAGTGAATGCTCCTCCAATGGTTAACCTTTTTGCTTGTATCTTATTTTGAAGTCCAGAAGAGAATGTCTCTATATAATTTTGAGAAGAGTCCAAGTAAGAAACAACTAGCATCACATAATCATTATTAAGAACCTCGAATAATACTTTGGTTGGTTCTCCTCCTAGTTTCCACATCTTAGTAGTGGCGAACTCATTTGAAACCGCAACCATGAAAGGTTCGTTTAATGAATTTTTACAATACATGATGTAATTTCCAGAGGTGTCGAACTTTACTCCAAGAATCGAGTAATCGTTAAGGAAAGTAAATGCGGGAGGGATATCTTGGAATTTTGCATCAAAAGTATTTGCAGAATCTGGTTCAGCAAACTTTACGAACGTTACTGATGTTGCGTCAGTAGCGAACAAGTTTACGAAACCATTTTTCCCTAATAGAAAAGATGGTTCAAACCCTATGGTATCGAATTTCTTAGCTCTGATTGGATTAAAGTCAGAAGACCTTTGCATGATTATTGTTTGTGAGTTGACGGTATCATGATAAAGTTCACAGATAGAACTTATGATGATAGAGCGAGAGATTGCGTTTAAGTCGTTGGAAATATCATTTGTAACTCTTGAAAAAGCTGATAGATTAGTGGTCAAATCTAAAGAATACTTACGGATGTATTCTCTAGATTCTGCGACTACTGAGCCGAATGAGTATAAGGTTGAATCAATAGTGAATAGTTGATACCCAGTTAGGTTGTATGGAGTTACAAGATTGGTATCGTTTACGATTGCGTATCTAAACTCTGGACTGGTAATAAACTTCTCAGCTATGGACCAGAAAGACCATCCAAATAATTGCCCTTTGTATCGGATACGAATCCAGTAGGTGGTATTAGGATTGAGTTCAAGTCGTGGTATTTGGAATGTTTCTGTGGAAACTATCTCTCCTGAATCATAGATAGAGTTAAGGAATAAAGAGTCGAGAGCTACTTGGACTTGAGAAATGATATGAGTATCAGCTGCTGTTGAAGAAAAGGCTGAACCTACTACGTCTACAGGAACTTCAACCACGGAACCAAAAATTGGGGTTGTAATTTCTGGTCTATTGACGAAGTTGGTAGCAACTAAGAATTCAGAAGGGAAGCTCCAGTAGGACGCATTACTTAAATTGTCCTTATATCTAACTCTTACATAGTAGACAGAATTGACTATAAGTTCTGTGGTAGTTATAGAAACAAGGTTGACTGTATTGTTTAATGACTCGAACACGACATCGTTGAACTGAATATCTGTTGCCACTTGCCAGTCAGTTTGAGTATGAGGTCTATTGTAGATGTTGTAATAAGTAGAGCCCTCGATAAGGACTGTGAGTTCTGCGACTGTTCCTTGAGCAGAAGGAGTAATAATGGAGGGAGTTTCGACAATAGTCGCTGAACGTTGAAGTTCCCATTCTTGACCATTGAAGAATTCAGGAAGAGAGAACTGCGTATTGTATCTTAGTGTTCCGATTTCAGGAGCAGAAGGTCTATCAAGTTCGGTTCCTTTTGGAACTACTATTCCTGCTGTTCCGTGGAACTTAAATCCCTTAGACGAACCCGCAAGATTTAGATAGGATGAGTCAGACCAAAGATGATTTGACGCTTTTTGAGTTCCGCCTGGGATAGATAGTCCTTCTACGGACTTATTTTTAAGAGTCTGTGTTGCTTCTAAGTCGACGAATCCAGTAGTAATCCCATGAGCCAAATTAGAAGCTAAGTGAGTGTCTATTTCTGCATGAGTTCTAAGTCCTGCGTTGAAAAGGTCAGAGTGATACCTTGATTCTAAATCGTGTAAGGAAGAGCCTTCTAAGCTAGTAAGGGTCGACCATTGAATGTCAGTCCAGTCTAATTTTGAACTCTTAACTACAAGGAACTTTCCTTCAGGACCGAGAGGTAATCTGTTAGGAATACCATCTCGTTGAATCAAGATATCTTCGTTAGTTGTAAGAGGATTCGTGAGTAAGTCTTTTAAAGTTTTGGTAACATGAGCATCTTTTATGGTCATCGTTCCCATGACTACTTCAGAACCAAATCCGCTAAGTTGAGATGTTGTATTGTTAAGGAGTTGGTTGGCCGTGTTTGAAACTACCTTGAAAGAAGCATTGCCTGCAACTTCTAGTAAGGTTCTAGAACTGTCTCCGTAAAGAGAAACAGGTCTATCGTTGATAACTGAAATAACATTGCCTGTATTGTAGGCAGAGTTCAAAGAAGGTCTAAGGAATGGGTCTGTTTGGAACTCAGAGGGAGCAGTGAAATAGACTGAACCCCTAGACTCAAGTCTGAAGGATATTCTGTCGTAAGTTTCAATGTCGATAAGATTTCTGATTGACGTTCCTAGGAATCCCGGAGTTCCTACTTCTTCCCAGTGTACACCTTTGATAATCAAGTTACCGTTAAGGTATATTTGCAACATCGAAGCACCAACTAGATAGAATTGAATCTGATTGTTGTCTAAAGAATCTTTTGGTAAATCTATAATGCTTCCAATTGGTATTCTAGTTTCTGGAACGATGTGCTCTTCGTAGATATTGTCTTCTACATAAGATGCATTGTGAACTTGGACGATTCTTTCATTTACGTTAGACCAAAGAACGAAGATGTCTTGACCTGCAGGAACTTCAGAGGTCTTTGTTATATATACTGTTCCTGTATCGATAGCTGAGATATCAGTAGAAATGTTATCGAATACTTTGTCTTCTGTTTTGGAAACGTATACCCAAGCGGAGTATCCATTTCTAAGGATAAGAAGTTCAGAATCATTGAGGGATGTAGCGTCTACTGTATTTTTTACATTGTATCCAGAAACAATGAGGTCTACGTTGAATCTGGAACCTTGTTGAACCACATAGAGGTCAAATGGAGTAGGAGTCGAACCGTCAGCGATATCAGTCGCTGGACCAAGTTCTCTATTCCTGATGAGAAGTTCATTGTTGTATCTTGTAAGGTCAAATCGATTGACCACTTGCAATGCAGCTACGATTTTAGCTGCTACTGTATTTGCATTGTCAGCAGAAAGAAGATAAACCTCTATTCCTACCATTCCTGGAAGTAAAGGGTCGGTGGATATACCTTGAACGTTGGTCCAAACGTAGTATCCTACGAGGTCGTTTGCTTCGTAGAAAGTGAAGTAACAATTAGGAGGTATTTCAGAAGCCGCTACTGTGACGACTTTGGAAACTTCTTCGGATTCAAACTTTTCTAAGGTTATCTTTCCGGTTCCAATATCAAAGTGAGTCTTGCCAGAGTTCACCATATAGATATTTTTAGAACCAGAATCCTCGAATGAATCTGTAATAGCAGATGAACCTGAAAGAATGGTGGTTCCATTCCATAGGTAGATTTCTTCCGTTCCTAATCTATAGAACAGAATGATTTTGTTTTCATCGATAGAGAAAGTTGATATTTCTTCTACAGAGATAGATTGAGACGTAGGATTATTTCTATTGACTGTTGCGTATCCTACTGAGAATTCAGGTAACTGAAACGCTCCTGCTGTAATTGCTTGAGTAGGAGATGAAGGAAAAATAAGTTCCAAAGGCTGGGAAGAGTAAACTACTTGGTCAGTTCCGTTTTTAACATTACGAAGAACGGAACGTCCTTTTATTGTGAAAGAGCGGTCTTGAACCCTGTCTGCCATCATTGAGGTAAGTTTTGAAAGTCGCTCAGTAAGAGAGTCAGAATCGGAGGTATTAAAGGACTGTCTTCCTATTAGAGTATTGTAGGACGAAGGAGTGTGATATGTCGGATTGGATTCATTGATATTCTTCATTCCTATAAAGGACATCAGTGCTTCTAAGTCAGTTTCATTTTCAACTTCTGTAGCAGAACCTTGAACTATCTTGATTGCTCCAAAGTCTCTCTTTACTGTAATCCTTGGTTGGTAAATAGTTTCGCCAGGAATGATGACTTCTGAAGGAAGATGAGTTTGGAGTAAGTTGTCTCCACGGACGTTTACGTTTTTTCTTACAGGAAGATTTCCTGCTGTTTCTAAAACCACTTGAGACGAAGGTGCAAACCTATGGAACTCGTCTTCAAGTTGGAATCCACCTTCTGAGAACAAAGGTCCAGTCGTTATAAGACCAAAGTAAGCAGTGAAAGAATCTCCGTGCTTTGCAGATTCGATAGAGAAAACATCTCCGTTCTCTACTTCTACTTGGTAAGTTCCTGAGTAAGCTCCTTCAGAAACTGTAATCCAGTCTCCATCAATGAGTCCGTGTAAGGTAGAAGTACAAATCAACTTACCTGAAGATTCTATCAAATTGGTTGCAGTTATTGCAAATGTTTCTATATTAGCTATGGAATTCTTATTGTCGTCACGAGTGGCAATCCAAAAGAACTTTTCACCCATTGCAGTAAGACCTTCAACATCACGATTGGTAACCATGATATCGGCTGATGTATACTCTCCACGAGTAAAGACTGCAAAATTAGTAGCGGTAAATCCTGCATAAACTGAAGAAATCTTGATAGAACGAGCTGAGTCTTTACTTGTAAGGCCTCCTCCTAGGTTCTTTTCAAGATAGAAACCCTCCACTCGAACGTATTTGTCGTCTGAGTCTGTGATGGATTTAATCCAGTCGCCTACTGATAGATTATAAAAAGTGGTATCAAAGTTTGCATTGATGAAGTTAGCACCAGAAACAAATTCAACTTGAAGACTTGTTCCATTTATAGGGTAATCTTGTTTAAGTTCTAAGAATGCAACTTGTCCGTCTTGTAGGGTTACATCTCCCTTTCTAAGGATAGTATTTCTTTTATCTATTAAGGAAAGGATGTTTATATCAGCCGTCCAAGAAAGCTTTCCTGCAATGGATTGGTCATGAACCCATTCACCACGAGACTTTAAAGTGGAAGCTAAAGAATGCCACCAAAGTTTCTTGATGGACATGGGCGACGAGGAATCATACCAGAAGATATCTCCTGATATTTCCTTAAGTCTGGTCATGACGATGTCCATGAATTGTTTCATGGATGAGATGTCTTTATCACCACCTTGGAATGGATTGGTTCCACCAGAGGCTGAAATCGTGATAGGAGATTCTGGAGTGAGTAATAACTGGTTCAGAGTGTCAGGAGACTGTCCTCCAGTTCCTAATCTGAAATAGAGATTGCGACAATCTGTAATAGAAGTGATTACGTTTGACATCTGAACCTTACAGATAGGAATTGTTCCTTCAGGGAAGGATGAAGTCGAAACTCCAATATTTATGGTAAGTATTGTTTGGGTATCAACTTCTTGAACTGTTTCTGAACCCCATTCGTCAGTTGAATCTGGGTCCCAGAATGCACGTTGGTCTGAAGCTGTAGTTTGAGTCGCAAGGACCGCATAAACGTAGTTGGTTGCTCCTGCTATGAGATTAGGAATAAGAGGTTCTGAAAGTTCATGTCCATCAGGAAGTCCTTGAAAGAACGGACCTGAAGGAGAAGTCGGAGCAAAGATGAGACAATCTGAAACTTTGATGGATAACGAAGATGCGGAAATACAGGCTGCAGGATTAATAACATCCAAGCCTTTTACTATGTAAGATTTGTCACCAGTGAAAGAGGAAACGATAGCTTTAAAGTCAGCAGAGGTAAAACCATCCACTGCTAAAAGGTCTGGTAAATCAATTCTTTCTTGGGATGCTATTAAAACTCTACCTAATACTGCCATTTTTAAATCTCCTGAAGTTTAATCAGGAAATCATAACAGTTTTCTGTCTACGAGTCTACGTCGAAATTGCAGTAAACGAGCTTTCTGTATAGTAATAACCAGTCGATAGTTATACCTGCAGACGTCAATCTTTGAATAGCTTTTTGAATCTCTTTTCTTGCTATGGAAGGGTCAGTTGCATAGAGTCCGATATCTTTACCGTCTGAGGCAACTATATGGGAACCTAAATTGACTACCGTCATGGAGGAAGACTCGTCATGATTATATTTATAGATATAAGAAGTGTCTAATTGAACTACTCCTCCTTGTGAGATAAATGCCTTTATGGGTCCTTCTTGATTCTTCTTTCCAAAGTCAAGGATCGCCCAAAAATCAGACATCGCAAGATTTGAATCGATAGACAACGAGGAGGCATAGACTCCTGGATAAACTTTCTCTTTAAGTTTAAAACTCTTCGAGGTGATAACGAATGGAACGTTGGCATCAAAGACGTGAGGCCCTATGAGTCCACTTCCTGGAGTGGCAGAACATAGATAACAAGTGCTTCCTGTAACTTCTATTGAAGAGATTTCTTTAGATACGAACCCTCCCGACATAGCTACTAAATCTAGCCCTCCTGAGTTTATGTAAACAATATTGGAATCTACAGACTCCACAGTAAAGGTACCATTGATACTAAAAGCTCCATGGATAATTATTGAGTCACCAGGAAAGAATGGATTGTTATCGAGTTCTATTATAAGTTTTCGGTTCTCTCTTTTGATTGAAACTATGGATTCTGTAATCACCGAAGAAATAGGAATATCCACATTTAATAGATAGTTTCCGTCCTTGCCTTGATAAGATATATTCTTAAGATCATAGGTAACTGAGTAAGTTATACCGTTACCATCAAGTTGTTTTACAGAAAAGTTAGGAGTAAGTCTGACTATTCCTGACTCTGGGAAAAGAGAGGAATCCTGAACCAAGAGCTTACTTCCATCGTAGGAGTTTACTTTTTGGACTATTCCTGATAAATGACCTGAACCTGCAAGTCCTCTAAAGACTGGAGGAGTAGCTGGAAACTCTATAGCTATCTTTCCTTGTTCTACTTCCCATAGAACAGCCTTGCGAGGAAAATTCATAAGCCTTGCATCAGATGGAGAGTAAAATGAAAGAAAGGAATTTAGGGATGAGGTAGAAATAGAACTTACTTCTATCCCTGCATTTGTGGTCACTGAAAAGTGAGTTGAAAACACCTCTCGGACCTTTCCTATTACTTCTAGTTCTGGAGTAGAGATTAAGAATATATCGTCAGGTTCTACAGATAGGACGTTGACGGATTGATTGTCGAATTGGAATATAAGGTCGACTCCGTTGTGAATGATAGACCAGTCTGAAGCTGGTGTATTTATGATACCTTTGAATTGCATAGGGTAAATCATAAGTCCAGAGTTGATTCTGATGGAGGAGTTAACCCCTGCCGTTTTAGAGTAGAGTCTTAACGACTTTTGTTTTGTGATTCGATTATAGAACACGTCTGCATAAGAATGATTAGCAGATGCTGTTATACAGGTTGCAATCTCCTCTGGAGTAGCACTGGACAGGTCTGTGAAATATTCTGCAGAGAAAACGATGGATTCATGATGAATGTCGTCTACTGTATAGTCAAGAATCCAACCATCCTTAATGAAACATGTCTCGAAGATGGTAGATTCAACGAATGCAGAAGTAAGGTTTGAAGTATAGAAGATTTCTAAAAGTTGCTCGATGGTCTGACGAACTTGCTTTGGAGCGTAAGCCATGATGGGAGCATATTTTCGGAATCGCTTATCACTCATACCTGCACCTTTGGGTCTTTTAATTCCATGATTGGAAGCTAAGGCATCTAAATACTGCCCTTTAGCTGTGGTCCAAAGGAGGTTATTTCTTACGAACTCTACTTGGTCCATGACCTCATCGTCGATTTCTCCTATTGCGGAGAGTAGAGCTTTCCAATTTGGATTTTGTTCTGGTCGAAACTTTCCCAAGAGTTGGAAAAGATTTTGTTGTTTGTTGCCCATCAATAAACCTCGATTGATTCTTGGGTTGCGTATCCTTTTTCGCCCTCTCCAAAGGAAATGAACGTGGAGGTTGGGAATACGATTTTCGCAGACTGGACTCCATAGATACTCATGACTACAGAGATGATAGAAGAGGTAGCAATTTGAGCTCCTACTTTTTGAGCTCCTATGAAGTTAATGACTGCAGATTTGATATTGGCAAAGACTTCAGAAGACCTTACCGAATCGTTAAGCTCTACGTCTATAGAAACTCTAATCAATCTAGCGATTGGAGGCAAGACTTCTATGTGAGCACCTGCTGCTTTGATTCCAGGATATGACACAGGATTGGATGGATATCCATCGATAGTTCTTTGAGCTTCGAGGACTAATCCCTGAACAGTTCTGAAAGCGTCTGTGCCATAAGAATCATTGTCAAATCCAAGTTTTACTTTAGAAATGGTCGAATTTTTCTTGAACATAGTATCTTTCTCGTTTACCGGATAGACGAAGATTTCTCTGGAAGTTCTGTTTACATAATTGATTTGAGAATTCTCTATCCTCTTGATTTGGCTGTATCGTTGGCTATCAGAGAATACAGTAAACAAAACCGAAGATTCTTCTATAGTGTTTGGGTTTTCATATTTAATGAAGTCCGAACTTACATCTACTATTTTGAAGGTTCCTTTGTTGGAAGGTTTTTGTGATTCTATGAATACTTCATCTCCAACGTCAGCTCCCCAATACTTGAAGATTTGAATATCATCGTAAGAGGTTAGGTATCTTCCGAAGATTTCTATATCAGTCCTGTGAGAACAGAAGGAAGAAAAGCCGGACTCTCCGTTGTATTTCGAGGTCAAAACTACTTGAGTTGCTAGTTCTGAACTTACGGATTGATTGTTGTTGTCTAGGAACCTTTCCACTGATATTTCCAATGAAACATCGTCAGAGAATTTTCTTATGTAATCGTTAATTGATACATAACGGAAGTCTCCTACTGAACCTTTTATTATGTTGGAATTATGAACCCAAAGGACTTCAGTACCGATGTTGTATCCAAAGATTTCAGATTGGTCATTGTTGTTGTTTTTAAATATCAAGCAATCGTTTGAAACTGAGACTATTTCATATTCTCCATGAGTCCTAAATTGGTCACAAGAGAATAAGAGTCGGTCTTGTTGTTGAATATATTTTGAGGTAAAGTTTTTGTTCGAATTAAACAACATAGCATAAAGGTTTCCAGAGAGTTTCCTAACTTGGACGAAGTCTACTGAGCCTTCTGTTACATAATCTGTAGAGATAATTTCTGTAGTAGAGAAAGAATAATCATCAATGACGGAATCAATCACTGCGTTTATGGAGGAGGTTGAGATAGTTTGTCCATTGACGAAATGATGCTTGTTCTTAAGGGTAATTACCGTTCCTTCTATGAAATCTACTTCAAGTCTTGGTTTGAAGTCTAAGTAAAGCTTCTTTAAGAAGTTTGGTTTAATAGAGAATGAAGAGTCTTCAAATATCGAAAGAGCGTGTGAAGAATAAAGAGTTATTCTATTTTTTGAAGAAGGGAATACTATAGCTTCTCTAAGGTCCTGAGGAACAGTTGGTTCGTTAAAGGTTATCTTTGAATCCATAGGAATTACAGAGAAAAGTTTAGCCTCGGTTTCAAAGACAGAAATTAAGGAAATGAATTGAAGATTAAGTTTCATGGAACTAGCGAGCAATCTTGTTGACTCATTCTTGGACACAGAATTGACTAGAGAGAAAATAAAGTCTGTTCCATTGACTGTGACTATTACTGACTGTCCTGTTACTGGGATTTCTTGTAAATCAAATTCCACTTCAGAAGTAGATATAACCGTTGCTGTTCCTGCAGGTAGTATGACGGAAATTGTCCCTTCAGATTTCTTCTTGAGTCTGATTCTATTACCACAATCTTCAATGTCAAATGCAAATACATTAGGTGACAACGTAGAGAAAGTGAATTGAGCGTGAGAAGGAATATCCGTGATTATCTCATTTGGAGACAACACTGAGAAATTCTCATCCTTATAGATAACTGCTGTAGATTGGGCTTTAGGAATTGCATCAGAGGTTTCTAACTTTACGAGGTCGCCAGATTGTAATGAAGAAGATTGAACTGAGATATTAAAGAACTCTCTACCAGACTGAACGGTAACGTCTGAATCAATAGGATAAGAAATCGAATTAGCTTCTCCAGATATCTCTATGAACTTGGTAGAACCTGGCTCTCTTTGTCTTAGGATGATTCTGTCGTTATGAGATATCTGAACCAAAAGTGGTAGCGAGGATATCGTTTTTGACGAAAGAAATTCATAAGCATTTCGCTGAGTATTAGGAACTAGCCTGAAATACTCTCCGAAAGAACCATCGTTGTTTTTGATGGCTGAAAGTTTCGTGGTCGGATAGTCTTCCATCACGAATGAATCTTGGCAAGTAAAGTATGGATTGGATTGTTGGAATGAAGATACGATGTTCTCATAGTCAAACAGTCCTACATAAATCTCTCCGTAAGAATGCTCGTGAGCTACTGGGTAGGGTTCATCTTGAGTAGAAAGGGAAATATTTCCTTCTGTCAAAAGTGTAGCTTCTAGATAAGGGAGGGTATTTATATTGTTTACGATAGCTGTTGCAGAATTTGCAATGAGTGAAAATACCTTAACTCCAGCTGCTCTTTGAAGTATTGCGTAAGTAGGAGCTTCTCCAAGTGTTTCCGAAATGGAAACAGTCATTGTTCCTTGTGATGTTCCTAAGTATCTTGCAGGAGCCGATGCAGTGAACGTAACTTTATCGTTAGATGTTTCTGGAATAGGAGATAGTCCATAGGTAACCATTGCTTGACGGGTCGCAGATGCAATATCAGAAGCTGACATACCTGTAGTTACATTTACAGTAACAGTATGGTCTCCAATTACAAAAGTAGGTGATGTGTTTATTTTATACCAGAAAGCTATGATTCCAGACTCTGTTCCTGCAGTGAAATACTTACCGTCTACTGATACAGGAGCAACGTAAGGAGTAAATGCGAAAGTGAAGTGAGTTGCTGTTGGCGAGTCCTGAGCTGAAGGGTAAGGTCCGGCTACGGTATTCGTAATCGTAAGAATTGAACCGTTAAGTTCTACGTTGAAGTCGGAACTCCAATTAGTAGAAATGTGGTTTGCTACCTTAGATGCGACCGTTTCTGGAGAGTCTCCTGAGAGCACATCTGTACACTCGAATTCTATTCCTCCATAAATTCCAGGTATAAGTGGAGTTCCTAAGTTGAAATAGAATACGAAGAGTTGTCCTCCAACTCCGTATAAGTAGAAAGCAGAGCCATCAATGGGAGTGCCGCAAGTGATATTACTTACCGTAGAAGATGCGGGGACGTCGTTAGGTAAGGTTATTTCTGTAGTTTGGATTATTCCTTGATAGGTTTCTGTTCCTTCAGGATTAACTAAAGTCACTGAATTCTGAGCTGCCTCTGTGACTGCAAATGAACCTATCCACGAAGATGGTAACCCTGACTCTGTAGTAATAGTGAATATATCTCCAGTGTCTACTGAAGAAAGATTCGTGATTAAACCTAAGAAGTCTAGTTTCAAGGTAGATTCTGATGTTCTAGTTATAGATAGTTGCTCTCCGTTTGATAATTGAATATACTTAGATTCATCGGAGCCTAGAGTATAGTTAACTATAGTTTCAATATCTAGATTCGATACTGAAATTTGAGACGAAACATTTGGATTGGTAGGAGTTATGATGGAGAACTTAACTTTAGAGCCATTAATTCCATACTCTTTAGCTCTAAGAATGAATTCCGCTCCAGAATACGATTTGTAAAAGTTCTTTGCTCTGGTGATGATTCGGAAACCATCTAAGTTGATGCTTCCCCAGAAAGCATTAGAAGAGAAGTCTGAGTTCAATTCTCCTCCTCTGTCCCATGCTGAAAACGTTTTATCTGTTGAAGCGAAGGTTGATTTAACTTGACCTTGTCTTGATATAGGGATTCGTATGGCGTGTTCTACGTTTGGTCCGACTCTGACCAAAAGATTATCGTCAGAATGAAAACGTGGACCTTCAATCTCAACTGTAAAATCTTTGTTGACAGTTGGATATTCTGTATTCGCTAAACGGAATATTTCAGAGGTCCATCGGTCAGAGAAGATTCCTACATATTGGGAGCCTGAAAGGAAGGTATCTGTTAATGGTTCTGAAACTTGATTCTTGTGCTGTATCGTTTGATTGTAAGTGAACTTTGGAGTCAGTCCTGTCGAGTAAGAGATAGCCGATTGAGATTGACCTCCAGGAATAAAGGAAGAAACATCCAAGAAGTTTTTCATGGTTCCTGAAGAAACGGGAACTCCTAGGTTGCTTCCGTCTAGGGATGATATGCGTATGGAGTCTTTTCTTTTGTAAGCGTCTAGTTTTTTAGATACGAGTTCGAATAAAACTTGCTCTAGGGATTGTTCTCCTTCAAGATTGATTCTGATAGGAAAACCAGAACATCCAAAGACTGATAGTTCATCTTTCTTTATCGTAGTGAATGATTGAGACTCGACGGTTGGATTTAGAACCTCAACGAAAGAGTCTCCTTTTTTGATGATTTGATAGATACCTCTGTTGCCAGTTATGGTTAAGGTAGAGGAAATAATGTATAACCAATCTCCAATTTGAGCTGTGGCGAAATCTTTAGAGGAAAGCTCCACTTTCATTATGTTTGTAGAAGGAGAGGAGATTGTGACTTCTATTTCTGGAGGTAAACTTCTACGAATGACTGCGTCCTTAGCTATGAATAGTTCTGGGATATCTCCGTCATTATTGATGATGAAAGAATATTGCTTTTGAGACTTAGATGTAAGCACAGAGCGAAAATCTAAAAGTCCTGCAGAAAGCTTGTCTCCTTTTTGGAGCTTGGTGAGTAACTTTATGTGCCCAGACATTCGATTGAGTTCATAATCCTTAGAAGAACCTGTAGCTTTAGTCTGAGAGAACATATTGTTAAGATAGGTTCCTCCTATAACTTGGATAGAAGATTGAGTCCCTTCTAGATTAGAAGAAATTGACAAAGTCCTATAGTTTGCTATGACCGTAGCTCCTGAAATCTTGGAATTTAAAACCCTAGCCCATTCCTCTATAGAGATAAACGAGAAAGGGACGAAAGAGAAATCCTCAGTCGTAATATTTACCGTTTGAGATGGAGTTCCATCTACAGAGATAATAAGGGAGCCCTCTCCTTGAATGAGCCAGTTCTCAATAGGCACTGAATTCACCGTAGCTTTCTTGGCTACAGGAGATAGAAGTTCTAGGTTTCTATAAAGAAGGAGAGAAGACGTCCTGATATTGTCGAAGTCGAATTCCTCAATGAAGTCCTCATTTGGGACCTCTGTTCCTATTACTGAAACATTGGCATCAGAAGGAGCAAGATAGATTTTGTTATTAGCTATCCTTGCATGAAGGAGGTTGGATGAAATATTTATATGAGAAGCAACGTCCTGAACAGATACAGAATCTGGTCTGACAAAATCCTCTCGTTTAAATTCGATATCGATAACGTCAACGTCGTCTAAGATGATTCTAAGTATTGAATTCCTGATACTGAACGGACCCTCTTTTGAAATCAAGGTAGGTCTAGCTATTGGATATTGATTAAGTTTGACTATTTTCTCATTTCCAGTAGCTGATTCTAGAATAGTATCTACTGCTATTCCTTTGTAATTAGGAGGAAGAATTGTGTTGTTGTCAATCCAGAGCGTCGCAGGTTCCGTATCTGAATACGAAGCTGAGAATATCTCTCCCTCTTGTGGGTGATTGATACCTAGGACTGCATTTATGATAGAAGATACCGTTCCCTTGGTAAGACCAACCTCAGAATGAGATTTAAGTCTGGTGCGGAATGATTGGTCGGACTCTATATCCTTACCATTGATGATAGGGAATTCTTGTGTGATTTTGGCCCCAACAAAAGGAGGAGCTACAAAGTCGCTGATTTTATTAGAAGCTATGTTGTATTTAAAGCCTACTCCTACAGATTCTACAGGAACGTTTTTGATTTCTCGTTTACCTGCAGGTAACACTACGTCAGTAGTAGTTCTGTATTCTAAAGCTCCGCTAAGAGATATTGCGGTAACCCTTGTGCCTGATGGAATCTTTCTGTCTGGAGCATTTTTAGAATCTTCCACTACGTCAGTTACGAAATGGTCGTTTATCAAGGAAGAAGACAGGATGAGTTCCCAGAAAGCTCCGTGGAATATCTTTTGAGAATAGCTTACGAGTTCATAGGAGATAGAACCTCTACCGATAAAGATAGTTCCAGTTGGTTTAAACTCGGAAGCATCAGTAAGGTATATGGAAGATTGTCCCTTTATGGGGGCAGGTTTGCCTATATAAAGAGTTGAGGTCGTCTCTATGACGCTTGGGTCGTAGATGTTAATTGTTCCTGTTGATTTTTGAGCTGAAAACCTAGTGATTCCAAACTCTGAGGCTTTCTTGTCTAGGTCGGAACCTGAGACTGAATCTATATTTGAAAGTTGCAGGATAGACATAATCGATGCTGAATTTTCAAAGTCATTCTGTGCCACCGCCTCAAGTAAGGTTCGGATGACAGAGCCGACGTTTAAATCTGTAAGGTTCGAATCTGCCTTGAGTTTTCGAACTAGTTGACCGAGGATTTCATTGTAAGATTTTAATTGCATGTGACTTTTCTCCAGTTGTAAAACTGAAGAATCATAACAGAACAGCGTGCAAGTTAAAGTCGAAATTGGATAGGAATAGGCGTCGTAACTCCAGCAACATAGATACTCATGGAAAGCTCGAACCCTTTAGGAGCGTTTGGGTCTCGCTGTGCTTCGGATATTTCCTTGACTGTAACCTCTGATACCTTAGTAAATCGTGGGTCTTTTTCTATAGCTTTGACGATGCCTTCTGCTACTTGTTTCTTTTGGTCTAAAGCAGAAACGAACTTACTTCCTACATGATTAGGAACTCCATAGTCTGTGTGCTTTTGTAGTCCGCCTTTTTCTGAAGACAGTATAAGTTGCACCGCCTGAACAAGATTGTCGTATCCATTGATTAAATTTAGGTCTTCAGATTCAGTTAGAGATAAATCTCCAGTATTTGAAAGTCTGAGGTCTGTTCCTGCATTTTTTACAATAGAGGGAGCCGCTTCTAGGTATTCAGACAAGGACTCCAAGGTAACGTCAGAACTGTCAGATGGAATCATGATGTCAAAGTATTCGTTTACCGTGTTTGGTTTAAAAACCTTGACTCCGAATCCATCTTCAATACGGAATCGTTCTAGGTCTTGGTCGCCAGAAAGAGTAAGGATAAGAATGGAGGATTCTGAGACAGTCTTTAGGTCTATGATTTTGTGTTGCTCTGGTAGGAAATATTTCGAGAAAAGATAGACGTAAGAACCTACTTCAAACCTTTCCGAGAACCTGCTCGATATGGTTATCTTGTTGGTATGTCCATTGGAGATTGGAGGTAAGTCCTCACCGTCAAGGTCGATATAGGGAGGTTGAAGTCCATTAGCAATGGCTATTTCTCCCCATCGGTCTTGACTCCCTAGGTATTTACCAGCAAGAGAAGACAAAGTGTCATATCGTTTGAATCTTACTAGGAATCCAGTCTTTGACGTCTTTATCGGTAGTGAATCTTCTATGGCATTACGGACTACTGCGAATGGGTCAAAGGAAGTATTGAATGTAGTTTTGTTGGCGATGATATAGTCACATGTATCTATGAGGTCAGAAAAACCTTGAAGGACGAAGACGTCGTTAGGATTGAATGGTCTGGTTTGTTTCTGCTCTGTGCGATGGTAGGTTTCGTTGTAAGTAGGGTCGTTGATACCTATAGAAGAAGAGAAATCATCTCTAGTTTTATACAGGTATTCACGGATTTCCTTGAAGTTAGCTACGTTGAAGGCTTGGATTCTTTGGATGTGATTGGAATAAACTTTTTGTTCCTCTTTAGACAAGGTCCCAAGGTCAGAGATAAAGATGAGGTCGAAAACTGGGATGAGCTCATTGATATTATTTATATCCAAGAAAAGGTTCGTGTTACCAGAAGAAACCATCGGACCAATGAGACTGTCGTAAAAGACATCAAGTTTTGAATTCTTCCTTGACATAACGGTAGTCTTGAACCATTCGTATCTGTATGGGATAAGTTCTAAGACGTCAGAAAGAGTCAGTGGTTCTTTGTTTTGTAGCTTCAAGAATGTTATAAGATCAGAGATATGATTCTTAATCATAGAGGCTGCTTTGTATTTTGTCTGATTCAGGCGTTAAGGAAAATGCAGAAGATTGCCCAATTACTAATAAAGCTCCTAATACTAAGTTCTTAGCGCTCAATGCTTTATTGAATACAGAAGCGAAGATGGTATTCGAGATTAACGAGTTTCCATATCCGGCGAGACCGAACTGTTCTGAATCCACATAAGAAAAAGAATCTCCGTCTCCAGAGATAGGCTTCATGTTGTATCCACGCATGACAATTTGGTAGTTATATAGCATGGGTGATTCTGCCGACTTGTTCATAGTGAACGAAACAGGAATAGCGTTCCAGCAGATTCCATCTTTGTAGTTCATAAACCTTAATGGATGAACCTTAATCTCTTTGTCATTGAGTGGGTCAGAAACTTCTTGCTTGTAGAGAAGAAGAAACCTATAGAAGTCATGGAACGCTTTATAACCTGAAGCTTCAGCTTTAACTCCAGATACTATTTCTGGGTCGGAAGTTAAAGCTTCAAATTGTTGTTTCATTTTTAGAACAACATCTCCAAGGTTTCCTAATAGAGATTGAACCTCAGTCCCAAAGAGCAATGAAGTAGGGTCGTCTACATAAGCTTCCCTTGCCTTTGATGGAATAATAGTCATAGCAGTTTGTTTAGCTAGGGTGTAGCGAGGAGCAATACCTGTAGTTCCTTTAATGGTAATATCCCACCAACGTTGTTCTGAATGCTCCTCCACTATTCCATAGAGAGTATTGACGATATTGGTAGCAAAAGGAGTAGAAATCTGGATGTCTTGAGGATTGATAGGTAGCCAGTAGTAGAGCGAATCTGACTGAGAGTCGCCTTTCTTTGTATAAGCGAAACCATAAGGTAATGACTGATACCACAGAAAAGACGTTACCGGATAAATCTGGTCCAGAGCGGCTTCTTCTAGAATACGCTGAGGTTTGGTTTCGATTGAGCCTCCGGTAAGGGAGTCAGTAAGATTCATTGGTTAGGTCCTATGCTGAAAGTAGTGCTTCAAATTCTTCATCAGTAAGAGTTGCGGAATCAATCTTCATTTGAGCTTCTTGGTTAAAGCATTGTTGTCTAAACGCCAGGGATACTTCCTTGATTGTTAGAAATGATTCCTTTGATATTTGGACTATATCGTAATGCATGGCGGTTGCTTCGTTGTCCAATGTTATTTCGTGGACACATTTGAAGTTTATTATATCCGACTCTACTACTGATAGTAGTCCGTTTATAAAATCTAAGCTGCCGTCTATCTTGATCTTGCCTTCGGGAAGTTCTAGGACTTTGCCTGAAGATTTAATCGAAGAAAAATGTTCTGAAATTCTTTGGTTTCTTTCGAGGTTCATGTTACCGTTCCTTTGCTGATTTGGTTACCCTTTTAATCCAAACCATTATAACAAAGGATTCCGTATGATTCAAAGATTCGAAAAAGTTCCAATTTACCTAGACAGTAGAGACTTGCTAAAAATGTGCCACGAGATTACTAATAAGTTTCCAAAAACTTACAAGTTCACTCTTGGTGGTGATATTCGTAAATATATTCTGAAGCTCACGGAAACTATATTTCTAAATTTAAATGAAATAAAAAGAAAAGAACATTTCGATATCATAGAATTGTTATGTAACCAGTTGACTATTTGTTTTAGAATATGCCTAGACTTAAATCTTGTTCAACAAAAAGATTACATCCAAGTTCTTTCTAAGATAGATTCGGTAGTAAAACATTCCAAGAGGTGGCAAAATAGTAAAGCTTAGTAAGATTCGGCAGAGTTCGAGGAAACTCGAAGCGTCCGTGCAAACTCGGCTTGCGTCTATTTATAGTTAAAAAATTCTTGATTTTATAGAAATGTAACTTCTGGATTAAAAACGCAAGCTAAACTCCGTCCGGTTCCGAGTACAATACCAACAACGCTTGGAAACAGAGAATGAGTGACGGCAACCAGAACAACAACAACAAGAACAACGATAACTGGGTTGTTCCCATCAGGAGTTTCGATGAATCGACCTAAGCTTCATTTTTATTATAGTTACGAAGAATTACTGAAAGCCTACCTTGATTGTAGAAGATTAAAAAGAAGAAAGAAATCCTCCGTAGAATTTGAGATAAGCTTTGAATTAAAACTAAGAAAATTGTTAGATATTATTAACAACAAAGAATACAAGATAGGAAGAACCGAAGTTTTTGTAGTAGAAAAGCCAAAGCCTAGAGAAATTTGGGCAGCAGAATTCGTAGACAGAATTGTCCATCATTTGGTTTATAACGATATAGGTGAGTTTTTCGAAAAGCAATTCATAGCTGATACATTCAGTTGTATCAAAGGAAGAGGTTGTCTATTTGCATCAGATAGATTGGATTTATTTGTTAGAAAGGCGTCGAATCATTATGATAAAGAAACTTATTTCCTTCAATTTGATATTAAGAATTTTTTCGTATCTATCAATAAGGATATTTTATGCAAGATGGTTGTAAGTAAGATTGGTGAAGAGCCATTAACTTCTCAGTTGATAAGTAGTATTATATACAACGATCCTACAGAAAATGCCATTATAAAATCTAATTCTAGCTTCGAAATCATACCTAGGCATAAATCTTTATGGAATCAAGTAAAAAACAAAGGACTACCTATAGGTAATTTAACTAGTCAATTCTTTAGTAATATCTATCTAGATAAATTGGACAAAATGGTGAAGCACAGATTAAAAGCTAAATACTATGTAAGGTATGTTGACGACGCAGTTATTGTAAGTAATGATAAAGATTATTTACTACGATGTCTAGAAGAGATTAAAGAATTTCTAATCCAACTAGATTTAGAACTACATCCTGACAAGATAATAATAGATAATATAGATGTTGGAATAAATTTTGTAGGCTATATAATAAAACCTTACAGAAGAATACCTAGACCACTTACTCTTCAGAAAGCAATGTCAGAAAGTAAAAAACCACTAGATAAAATATCAATACCAAGAATTAACAGTTATCTTGGATTCATTAGACACGGAAAGACTTATAAAATCAGAAAGAAAATTTGTGAAAATGCATGTGTTCCATTCGTTATAGGTTGCGACGAAAATTATACTAAACTGTTTTGGTTATGAAAAAAGTTCCGTCACGACGGAACTAAATATGGTTTTTCTGCTTTGCAGAAAAAAAATGAAAGGCAGATCCGTTTAATAAATTAAACGGTAAATCTCCTGATGGGAACAACCCAGCCACCGTAGTACTTGGTGCCGCCGCCCTGGGTGCCGTCACTCATTCTCTGAGTCCAAGCGTTGATGGCATTGGACTCGGTTGAACTCCAAACGTACCCAGTTCCAATATAGGACAATTTATTGGTTCCTCCGCTGGTGTCTGCGGCGTCAATCATTACTTTGTTTTGATAAATAAGATTAAGTTCTTCTTTGTTTGGTAGGTCGTAAACTTGTGCGTGAGATTCTGCACAGTATTTAGCCGCTGGACTACCTATACTACCCTGTCCGTCATTAACGTTTCTGTAAGTTGCAGAGTTTAATATACCAGTATTGGAGTTTCCGGTATTAGGGTCTGGTGTTCCGGCTGCAGTGATATTCGTAAGTCCTATGACGTCCGTCCCATAAAGTCCCCATTTAATAGTATTGCTTCTTCTAGTGGCAGGAGCGACCACTAACCAAGTGCTTCCGCTTAGTAAACTAACGACGATGTCTCCATTAGCGAGAACTGCACCTGGATAAATAGCTTTGTAGTTGTACTCTCTATATGCTGACCATTCGGAGTATCCTAAGTTCGCGCCTTTGTGTCTGACTCTTACTTTTATAGTCGTGTCAGAAGTTAAGGAAGACAGCGAAGGAGTCCAAGTAGTCTTATTGGAAGTGGAGTCCGTAATAAATACCACGACGCTGTCGTCAGAAACTTTACGAACCTCCCAGTCCGAAGAATAGTGAGTGTCCGTTCCTAAGATGGTTCCGAACACAGAAGAAGTGTATTGTTGACCATTTTGGACGTTAGTTCCTGCAGCAGGAGCAGCAACTAATGGTTGATTGACTCCATCATCTGGAATATAAAATGTAGAAACGTCCGACCACTCTGAAAGGTTTCCAAAAGAATCTTTATATCTTACCTTGTAGGTATAAGTGGATATGTCAGTCAAGACTGGCGTTACGATAGAAGTTTTATTAGTAGTATTATCGTAACTACTAAATGCTAACGCATTGATGCTATTGTAGACCTCCCAGTCAGTAGAAGTATGTGTCGCTTGATTTATTATGTTTTGGAAAGCAGAAGAATTGAGAGTAGGTTTTACGTTGCTTATGGTTCCAGAGGATGTCGCTACTGGTTTTACAATAAAAGCTACGTCGGAGGTTGCTGTAGATAATTCATCTATCGCTGATTTTACATCAGTAGCGGTAAGTCCGCTCACAGTATTGTCGTAAGCAATTTCGTCGGCTAGTACTGCTGCTTCACCAGTGCTACTTTCGATTTTCTCGTCTTGAGTGTTCATGTTAATCGCTGTGGTAACACCATCAGCTTTCATGATATTGATACCGACGCTGTCACTGATTGGCACTAATTTATCAATCTTTGTCAGTGTCTTGCTTTGTTTTACAAATCCCATTTTAAACTCCTTACAGTTAATCAGTCAATATTAACAGAACTTAGCTTAAAGTTCTGATTCTAGCTTTCAATGCTTCCATCATCGCCCAAGTCGGTGCGAGATTTAGATTAGGAACAGGACCATAGAAATAAATCGGTGACTGCAACCCTATACTCTCAATCATCTCTATCAGTCCCTTCACCAGCTCGATAGCATCGTTCCCTATGTAAACCTTAGGCGACTCAATCTTCGCTCTTGCGGTGGACAAAGTCCAAGAGGATGCAGCAGAAATAGTAATCTTAGGTGAAGTTTGTGAGATTGAGGTGGTAGCGTCAAATTTCATGGTAGCCGACTTCATGTCGCATGGACCTTTGGCATCGGCGGAAATTCCTGCTCCTGAAATCATGACTCCATTAGTTGCCGATATCGTAATCGCTTGAGCTTTTATCATACCGTTAAGCTTCGTCTCTAGATAGAATGAATCTGGTCCTGCTTTAGTTTTGGTGCCGAGTTGAAATATAGTGGAACCAGCGGTGATATAAGTTTTTTGTGGGACGGAGATGATAAGGGATTCTGGCTCTTTGGAGGTTTCGCCGAATTCCAGGGCGCACTTGTTGGATTGAATTTTAAAGCGTTTTTCGGTGCGGTCCATTCGAAAGTATTGCTGCTGAATATCGTTGAGTTCGAAACTACCGTCTTTTTGTATGGTCCAAAAGGTTCCTTGGTCCTCAGCGTCAAAGACTGGCTCTGGAGGGTTTTCGGACTTATTATGAGTGTTGATATCTATGAGATTAGAGGGTATGCCTTTGCGGGTAAAGATGACTTCCCCGTCTTTATTGATTTGGGTTTCGATGCCATTGTAGATTTGGTAGTAGAAAGTATCTTCATTGATTTTAAGTTTCTTGCCAGAGTGAGGCAAGGTTCCTAGTATGACTCCACCTGAGGCAATGTCACCTTCTATAAAGGAAACAAAGACGGTGTCTCCTATCCTGTGCGAAAATGGATGCGACGCCATAGGCTTAGACTTATCGTCTTCTTTGATATCATGTGTTTGGAGGTAAAACTCTTGGAATGAAAGTGGTGAGGAGAATTGAAAGAGTGGCTTACAGACGACGACTGTGGGCGAATTGCGGATGAGTATTTCTACTTCGTAGACTATGGACTGAGTTTGTTCATGAGTAAGGACCTTACGGACGGTTCCGATATGATTTGAGGTTTGGGTGCGGACGGCGAGGCTTGCGTTTTGTAGGTATATAGAAGAATCTACGGTCTGCATGGTTAATCTCGCATAGTTGTTAAAGTGTTGAGGTTACGGTAAGTTTCTTTGTCATTGTCGTAGGTTTCGTCGAAGGTGGTTCCATTGGTAAGTAGGATTTTACCTTCAGAGTCGGCTAGGACTGCACGAACAAAGTTTACAGTAGTATAATACGAACGGGCAGAGTTTTCTAAGGAAACATGATGCTGAATGGATTCGACGTGAGCAAGTATCATGGTTTCGTCGGTTTGTTCTTTGGAAATGGCACCACCTAGGACTTTTGCGGTAAAGAGGATGTTTTGACCTACACCTATAAAGTCGTTGACTCCGATGAAAGATATGGAACCATTGAGGACTCCGTGAGAGTTCCAATACCACTCTTTGAGTATGTTTTTCCAGCCTATGAGTTTATCTATGGAAAGGACTAACTTATTATCGGTCATCATAACGTGCTTGGTGGTGACTATCATAGGTTTGAATCCATCTCTTGCTACAGAGGCTGGTTCTGTGACTTGGGCTGAGTTCTTAACTGCATTCGCATAGCCCGGCATTCCAGTGAATTGCTGTGCAGGCATGACCTCTATAAAGTTATATCGGTCTTGATTATTGGTTCCTGCAGAAAATACTCGGATGTTTTCGTCAGGTATTAAGGTAAAAGGTAAATTGTCAAATCTAGATACAAATGGAGCTAGGTTTTCGTCTGAAACATCTCTAAGGCAGAAAGGTCTGCAACGCTTATAGAGTGCAAACTCAAACTTTCCATTGTTGAAGTGCGTCTCAGGGAACATCTCATTGATAACTACGTTTCCTACGTTTTGAAGGATAGAAAGGAAAGAGTTCGTGCCGAATAATGATTGCAAATCAAGCAAGGTACAAGTTGGATCTTCGTTGGAGTATTGGTCTTTACCTGAAAGGTTTCCTTCATAAAGTTTGATTCCAGTATCTCCTAAGAGGAAGTTTATTCCTGAGGCTGAAGATTCAAGCTGTAAAAACTCAAGGACTGGAGTTGGTATTAAGAGTTGACCTCCAGCTGCAAGTTCGACGTTAATCGTATTTTCTACTGAATCTGCAATCGAAGAGAGCTGAGAAGAAAAGAGTCCAAGTATTCCTTTAAAGAGGTCAGAGGTAGTTGGGAGGGATTGTTTGTTATAAATACTGGAGAGTTCACTCATAAGTATAAGTAGTTGCTGAGCTGGACCGGAAAGTTTGTCTACTGTTTGAGGCATAAGAGCTGGGTCGAAATAAACTTTAGTGTCAAAGACTGCAGACCAATCTTCTCCTGAAATGTAGAACGTAGAAGCACGAGCACCATTGTCAAGGATTTGCATAGCATAACGAACGTCGGTAATCTTACCTATCATGAGGAAGGATTTTGGGTTTACTACTTCTTGGTCGATGGATTCTCTATTGGTAGCCATTAGGACTATCCAAGAGCCAGTGGTTATAAGACCTTGCCAGTTATAAGAAGGGTCAAGTTGAATTTGAAAGGTTCCTTTAGAGGATTTAGCTTTTGTGGTTTGAAAGTTTATGACGTGATTGGTGAGGTCGACCTTTTCAACCTCATTGGTCTTTGCAATATCGGTAAAGACATCAGGGGTGAGTCTTTTTTTGTAGTTCCAGAGGATAACTTTAGCTTGGGGAGTATTAAAAATCGACTTCATGAGGTTCTTCCTTAATTTTTATGACTAGATAATTTTGTAGCAGCAGAATCCAACTTGGTAGCTGCACTTCCTAAGGCAGAAGCTCCTGAGTTGAATGCTCCTATATTAGCACCAGAGAATTCTCCTCCCTTTCCTTGCTGAACGTTTGATAAACTCTGTTGAAGCAAAGGAAGAAGTTTGTTCATATTTATAACGACTGTTTGGAGTCCGGCTGTTATAGCGGACATATCTCCTTGCATGTTTCCTTTGGTTTCAGTCAGGATTGCTGCATTGTTTTGGTTCACTGTTGTGTTTAAACCTTCTGCAAGTTTTACTGCTGAATCAGGAGCTTCCTCAGCGGTCACTGCCGAACGGTCTACTGCTCCTTTACTAAATCCTTTACCTAAAAGTTGAGCTTTAAATATTTCAGGAGAAGCTTTTGCTTGAAAAACTCCTTGGTTAAATGTTACTTCTTCTTCTTTTGAAAGGTCTCCTCCTGATTGGAGTTTTTCTATAATTCCTCCCATCTTATTATCCATAAGTCCACCCATTACACTCATGGCGGATTTAGGTCTTTTTATGGATTGATATTCTTTTCTTTTAGATGAGTCTAGTCCTAATGATTCTAATTTACTATCTGACATTGATGCTAACTCTGTCATGTCCATTCCTTGAAGGACAGAAATAGTACGAGGGTCGGTGATACCCATCTTCATATATTCGTTAGCTTCCATCATTCCTGTGAGGTTTAAGCTTGTATCAGAAGCAGCTGCATTTAATACTCCCGCTGATTGTTGAGCTGCAGCTACTGCCATATTAGGAGATAATCCCGCAGAAATCCCAGCTTGCCAACCTCCTAATAACATCTGGTTGGTTCCTTTACCTGCATCTATACCACGAGCTGCATAAGCTGCTGCCATAGAGGAGGAAGATTGTGCTAAAGCTACGATATTTTTAGAACTATCCATACCCTTAGCGACTGCCGCCGACATTACCTCTTCAAGTCGATTCTTAGAGTCTCCCATTGTTTCAGACATCATTCCACGAGTTGAAAGGTATTGGTCTGCAGAGGAAAAATACCCGTGAGACGCAAGTCTGCCTGCATCACGAATTCCTTCTGGTCCTTCTTTTACGAATTCTGCACCAATGGCATCTCTACCTGTTCTTGCTGCTGATAAAACTTCGTTCTCTGAAAGTCCTGAAGTTGCTATAGTCTCTCTTAACCAGTCCTTGTTTGTAAGGGCTTGAACAAAAGCTTCTCTACCTCTACCTCCTTTGTATAAAGAGGAAGTAGAACCAGAAGATGCAGTTCCAGATTCAGCTTCGGCAACTTTATTAGCGACATCCATTACGGTTTTCTCCAAAGAGGAGAATAAGTGGTCTCCGTTTTCGGCTACCTTTTTAAGTCCGTCAGTTAAGGTTTCAACGAATTCAGTAACTGTGCCTTTATATCCAGAAGCGGCTAGTTGCTCTCCTAGTTTAGCTCTTGATTCAGGGTCTTGATATTTACCTTCTATATCTAAGAGAGCACTCTTTGCTAGTCTACTTCTTGACTTTGTAGTAAAAGAAAGAGACTCAGCTACTTCATAATCTTCTGCTGCATATTTTCTAGAAGAATCTTTAGCAATAAAGTTTGCAGCAGAGGCTTGTTTGTCTGTATCTTTAAATCCAGAGTCTCCAGTTAGATAATTTAAAAATCCAGAGGCTCTTGTGTCTTGAGTTCTTTTTAATTCTAAACTTGAAGTAGCTAAGCTAGGATTTATCGGACCTGAGAATCCAACTTCTTTTGCTAAATTTTCACTACCAAAAAGAATGTTCGTAGCTTTCTTGATATTCGGGTCGAAGGTTCCTTTCCTTATTCTTTCTACTTCACTATCGTCCATAGAGTAAGAAGCAGAGCCTAAAGCTCTATCTGCTATGGCTTTTACAGATTCGCTCTTGCCAAATCCGCCTCCACCTCCATCTCCTGGTTTTACAGAACCGAAACCACGAGTTGAATGAGCTACATTGATTCCCCAGTCTCTTGTTGCGTCCATAACGGAAGCGTCCATTGCAGTGAATGCGTTGAATCTAGCTTTTCTAGACTCTGCCATTTCTGCTGCTTGTTGAGATTGAGGGATTCCTTTGTAAAGGTCTATACCTGTCCTTGCTAAATCTCCTGCAGCATTGGCTCCTGCGGTTACTCCTCCTGCCCATCCTCCAGTTAAAGCTTTTGAAATCACATTTCCTGTAGAGTCTATGGCATCTGCGCCAGCTACGGCTGTTCTTGTTATTCCAGTTGTATTGTATGCTTTTCCTGCTTGTTCAAACACGTCTCCGTAAGCACCAACAGTCCTAAGCATTGCTCCTGCATCTCTACCAGATTTCATTGCATCAAAGAATCTAGAATTTACTGTCGTATTAGCTAAGGATGATTGCCCATAAGCTTGACCTATTTCTGATGTCACTGCTGCATGCTGATATACTTGAGCGCCATTTCTGATAAGGGCGGCAAGAGGAGCAAGAACATTAAGGAAAGAAGTCTCGCCATCTCCGTGATTTTGGACGGCAGATAATTCTGTTTGTCTCGTCTGAACTTCGGTAGATTGCTTTCTAACTCGGTCACCCAAGGAGTCAAGTTCTTCTGCTGTCTTCTCAGCTTCTGTCCCTATGGACTCTAATGCTCTTCTATATTCGTCATGTGCCTTTGCAAGTTCAAGTTCGGATTGGAGTAACTTTGCTTTGACATCTTTTTCTGAGCCAAGCTCTCCAGACGTAGCTTTGTCGATAAGTCCTTCTTCGAACTGTCGTTGTTCTGATTTTTGAATTATCTTTGAGGACTCAGAAACTATAGATTCAGGGTCGTATTTACCTTTTCGTTGTTGACGTAAGGCTCCTTGAATAGTTCCTAAATAGCCTACACGTTCTTGACGAAGTTGAGCTGATTGCTTTAAAGCTCCTAAACGTTCTTGGCGTTGTTCTGGAGTTTCGTTTTCTGGAGTCATAGAGAGTTGTGAGATTTGAGACTCAGTTGCCCCTAGTTCTCCAGTTTCTGCATCGAATTGCTCTTGAAGTTGAAAGTAACCTTTGGATTGAGCCATTTGAAGAGACTGACCAATGATTCCTTTTTCACGAGAGCGTCGAGTAATATCACGTTGAAGGAATTGAGGCGACATAGAAGTTTGAGTTTGACCTTCAAGCTTATGAGCTGCAAGTTGTTCTCTCTTTTTTTGTTGATATATAAGGTTTTCTTTGACTTTTTCTCTTTGAGCTTCACTTTTAGAAACTCTCTCAGACTTACTTTCTATACTCCTAGGAATTTCATATTTCAGAATGTTGTCTAATCTTTCTGGAGAATCGAAAGAATTCCAGAGTTCCCTTTTTGACGATAGGTGAGATTCTAATTCTTTATCATTACTGTAAGAACTTGATATGTTCTGGTATTGTCCTAAATAGACTTGATTGTCTAATATTTCTTGTTTTGACCTCTCTACAAACGCAGGGTCTGGATTTTCATTAGACAAATATTCTAGAGCCTGTATTTGGTCTTGTTTCTCTTTTATCTTTTGTTCTAATTCTCTTCTATTACTTACGCTGTATACATCTTGAAAGAATGCTGGATACTTGGAATCACCTGACTGAGAAATTTTAGATAATTCGCTATATCTTTGTTGTTGTTTTGCGTTATCTTGCTTTAGCTGTTCTATTTTTTGTTGTAAGTCTCTGTCTTGTCGTTCTAATTCGACCTCTTTAACAGAAGATGAAGATATCCTCCGCTCGTAGGCTTTTACGGACTCTTCTATCGAGGATAAACCCAAGCCTTTTTCTGTTTTACTGTTTTTCATACGGCGACGTCTCCTGTTAGTTCAGGAGTTATTGTAGCAGATTCTATTTAGAAAGAAACATTCATTTCGTCAGGAAATTCAATACCTTCTTCTTTCATCATTTTATGCATCCAAGCTTCATCATCCTTAGATAACTCTTTCTCTTTAGTAGCTTCCTTAGAGTTAGGTTTACTTGGCTTATCAACTTCCTCAAACTCGTCAAGGTCGAATCCCATTTTGCGAGCGAAGTCATCTGCTTCATCTCTTTCTTTTTGGTCTTCTTCTTGAAGTTTCTTATTCCTTAGATTTTCCGAAAGTTTAGCTTTAGAACTAAACACGGCATGTTCATACATGAGTTCTTGTAAGGAATAAGACATAAGAACTGGGTCTTTGAGAGGTCGATTATACTTCTCGCACCACCAGGTCTTATACCAAAGCTCTGCGTCATCTGCTTCAAGAGCTTCATATGTAATTAGTTCGTAGAGTTCTGAAAGTGAGTATTGACCACTTTCATTTAGGAGTTTTTTTCTTCAGCCTTCTTCTTTTGGTTTTCTCTGAATTCCGATATCGACTGGTTAAGTAAAGTTTGAAGTTCTAGTAAAACGTTGAAGTCAAACAATTGAGCTCCACCGTCCGAATCCTTCCACCATATAGGACAATTGATAATATAGAATCTGAGGTTAGAACGGATACGAGCTATTAGGGTTAAATTTTGAGAAGGGTTTTCTAAGTCTCCTAGGAGCCTTGAGTAAGCTAGTTCGAGGTCATGTTGTTCAGTCATAGTCAAAAGAATCTTAAAGGTAAATTCTCCTTCGAACTTTTCGTAGGTGGTTTCACCTATGACTTCTAGTCTTACGGTTTTAGTGGGATTAACAAATGTCATGGATAGTCCTTTCGTTTAAATTACTTATTGAGTTTAGCAGAAAAGAATAGAAATTTCTATGTAGGTAAACCAGGTTTAAGCTCGTCTTGGAATCCAATAGCCTGAAATTGAAGTTGCATAGTTGCAGTCCCCTGTGCTGAAATGGATTCTGAGCGTTCTGTGATTACAGCGTGGGAAGCATAGAACAGAACGTTACCAGACTTTTTATCGGTAACTTCTATGGATACATATTTATGGAAAAGAAAGGAAAGAATGTTTGGTTGGAATCCAAGAGAAGATGCTCCGAGACCTGGAACCCTGAAGCAACCTAAAGTTCCTGTGCATCGCATGCGCTTAGGAGCTAATTCGGTAGGAAGATATTCATCAATGACATTTATTTCGTCTTGTGAGGTTTGGACTGTCCATGCCACTTGAAAGGCAAAGGCGACTAATTGATTATTGATTCTAATTTTGCAGCGAGCACCGTTCATAAACGAACCGGTAGAGTAGAGTGAAGCTATGGCAGGTATAGCTCCTACTCCGGTAGACATTAATAAGTTTTCGGCGATACTTCCTGCTGGATCTTCAATTCTATTCTTAGACATCACCAGCCCGCCCCTGCTCCGCTAAATCCTGCAACGAAGGAATCTTCATCTGCATAATTAGCTACGAATGAGAACGTTTGAGTGGCAACTTCTCTTTTCATCAGATTGAAATCGGAAGTTACAAGTCTGCATTTTCTTAAGACGGCAACGGGAGTAAAATTTGCTTCCGTTGCGTTTACTCTTTCTGACATTTGGTAGATAACTATATCAAATGAAGTTCCGTACATAAGATAGGCAGGATTGAAGTTGTTAAAGGCGGCTCCAAAGAGTGCCATCCCGGCAAGACCGTCTACTCCAAAGGTTCCGACGCCGTTGCCTTCTGGTTGGATAGTATTTTGGTCTCCACGAGTAGGAGAGGGACCTTCTGCCCCAGACTTATTCTTAACGTCAGCAACATATCTGTAAACAGAAAAGGTGCCTGAAATGTCATAACTTTGAGGTTGAAGGTCAGCAGATTCATACATGCCTAAGACTTTATCATTTGAGTGTGGAACACTTATTCTATAAGATATTCCACGACAGAACGCCAGTTTCTTGCCTGCTACCTTGATAACTGCATATGCACCTGTTAAGAAGACTGGAGTTACGCTCATTTAAATTCCTATCCTAAATTATTATGGAGTAGTAGGAGGAGTAGCTGCAATTTTTTGTCCGTCAGTTACCCACTGAGAATCAGTAAGACCAAGACTATCTCCTGTAGGATTTAAATCTCCACCAATGATAGCAACAAAGTCATACCTTTCAACTTGGACTCCACGTTTATCAAGAGATGAACTTCTATTTGTTATACGACAGTTTTTAAACTGCATATAATTGAATAAGCTTGTTCCTTCGTCTAAGTTTTCTACTTTTGGGGTGTCTTTTCCATCAGCTGAACAATTATTATCTTTCAGTTGAATAGTTAAATCAAACGCTCTACTGAATAAGATTTCTCCAGGATTTACCTGTGAGGTTTGATTATACGCTGCTACAGTATTACCTGTATCGCTTGCTGAGGTTCCTAGTGTTCCTGCAATCTTCTTATTGTATCGATACAAAGAAAAAGACCCAGAAACCGTAAACGACACAGGTTCATTAGCGATTACTTCTAAAGTTCCCATCGCTTCGATAGGAATGTGAGGAATAGAAATATTGTAAGATAAGTCTCTTGCAACTCCAACTACCGTTTCTCCCCATTTTATGATTGCGTTTGCACCGGTAACAAATCCGCCGTTGGCTTGATTATCTACGAATGCCATACTTTACTCCTTACTGAACGTTTCTGGCTACTGTTGATTCGGTGAGAATAAACTCAACTCCTTCAACAAGTATCAGCGTTACTTTACAATTAATTACCGAACCACTCATTGTAATAGAGAGGTCTCGGAATCCTGGATTGCCAACGATGATTCCTTGGTTCCTGAATTCTTGTAGAACTCCTAATGCTACCAATTGAACGTCAGCAATTTGCATAGAATTCTTTCGGCCTACGAATGCTTCCATTCTGGTTCTCCAGTTTTGCATAGCAATATCTGAAGCATAGATACAAGCTGCTCGGTTCCAAATCCAGCTAGTATCTCTTGAGTAAGTAGTATTATCAAGGACCAAACGGATTCCGCCAGTCACTGGTTTTTCTACAAAGGTAATACCAGACTGTATTGCCTGATCGCATTGAATATCTGGATTGAAGTCTGCGTGCCTCATATCTGATGTGTTCAAGATTTTATAAGTTAAAGGTTCTCCGACAGATGCTCCTGCTCTTGCACCAGCGATGAGTGTTGCTAAAGCCCAAGGCTGGAACCATTTGATGTTTCCTTTAGAGTCTATTTGTCTGATATCTTGAATTACTAATTGAATTCGAGAGTCAGACGTCTCAATTGCCTTACTTCTACAGTTATCAAAACTATCAATGTAAGATAGAACAGCTTGTCGTTCCATTCTATTTTTGATAGATTTCAACTCGTTTATATGATTCTTAACCATTAGGTGTATAGAATCGATTTCATAAACAGAAGAAGAACTTGTTAAACCCAACGCTATATCTGCATCTGAATCTTGAGAGAACAAAGGAATAATAAAGTTTGCGTTTATCTTCTTTGCCGATTCAAGTGCTGCAAGTATGGACTCTTGAGTTGTAAAGCCTTTAGAGCCACCAGACAATGCTGTTTCTGCAGTTTCATCAATAAGTCCTTTTTTGGAACTTAAAGAGGCAGTAACGATTCCTGAGGTTTCAAAGAAAGATTTCACGATACTGTTGTATTTATGAATCCTTTTGCTTTTACCAATCAACGAATAACAATCTCCTGAGGTCTTATCTATCGATGACGAAGATGCATAAACGTCAACTATGTCTAAAAGTTCTGCAGACCAATGACCTGGAGAATATAGATTAATCGCTTCAACTAATTCAGAGATAAGTGGGTATTCTGAGAGAGCAAAACTAGACACAACAACTGAATCAACCAAAAGGCTGAATATATTTTCTGTGATCTCGAAAGAAGAACCTACAATATCTGAACCTATAGCTATGATAGGTTTTCCTAATATAGTAGCCACTTCAAAAAGAGAGTCTCTTTTTTGGACCAATTGAAGGGTTTGAACTGCGTCTTCAGAGAACACAAGTTTAGCTACCAAACCTAACGATGCTAAAGCTACAGACTCTAAAGATAGAGAGTAACCTAGCCTGTGAGAATTTGCTACCACGAGTTCAAACTTAATCTTATTAGTCTCAACTTTAGATATCGTCAATTCTGGAAAAGCATCTTCAAGTTCAACGATGAGGTCATCAATCGTATCATGAAGGTCTTCTAGAAGAATTACAGATTTCATCTCTCCATTGATAATGAATTTTACTTCCACTCCGTTTAAGGCTGCTCCAAAAGCAGGAATAGCGGTAGTTGTAATCGATGGATAAACAACTGCAGACAATGAAGATTTGAAGGTAATTCTGTTAGCTCCAACCCCTCTTTCCTTTGAAGTAATAACTCCATAGCTGTTTGTGATGTTTAAGGATGAAGATGTGGAGGAGTTAGTTTTCGCTAAGTAAACTCCGTTAGCTCCATTTGGAATAGCGGCATCAGCTGCAGGAGCGAATACGAATTGACATGCATCAACAAGTGGTCCTCCTCTGTATTCTGCCTTGATACTATTCATTTGAGGTGAAGTGAAACCTTTGTTCGACAAATTGCCGTCCTCTAGGACTCCTACACCACCGTCAGACTCTCCAATAAGTAGGACTATACCTGTGAGTCCTAATGGAAAGGATTGACCTTCGTCTACTTTGGTGTGCGAATAAGCACCTGGACGATAGATAGTCGCTCCATTAAATGATACATTTACTGCCATTTTTATCTCCTTGTGAAGTTTTGGCTAGCACAAATATTAACAGTCATCGAAAATTACAGTTCGATTTCGGAATCTATTGTGGGATAATCATCTCCTCCTTCTTCAATGGGTCTTCCAAAGAACTCTGTATTAATGGAATCTATAACTCTAGGGAAGGTCACGCTTCGTATTACATTTACTGTGTAACAATTTACAGTTATAAATCTAGAGAATACATTTTCACTAGAATAACCTCTATTTAATGTTTTTTCTGAGCTTGAAATTACAGGGTCGTTTACTCCAAGGTGTCTTAAGTACTGCTTAAATTGAATTATAGCCCAGTTAACTATCGTTGATAACCAATAAACAGAATCATTATTTTTACCCGCAAAGATAGAAATCTGAACGGTAGCATTGAATGTATAATGGAGGAGATGCATAAACTCTCCCCTTTCGTCTATAGGAAGTTGGGAGTTGTCTTCATAGAAGTCTCCGAGTCCTTCCTTATTTACATCCTCTACTTCAGAAAGAGTCTGCACACAAATGACTGGAATATTCTCAAAGTTCGCTGGGTAGGAATGAATGACATGTATTTTATAACTTAAGAGCCAGGCTTTGATTGAATCTTTGTAATCCTTAAAGAACACGTCAAAGTCGTCAGTATCGTAATACTCGAAGATTTCATCTATATACTGAGGCTTAGCTCTTAATAGTTCAAACGTTCTTTTGAGAATATACTGGAAGGCAAGGTGTGGCATTACATAACTCATGATATTTGAATCCTTCTGAGTGCATCTTCTAAGACTTCTTTCACTTGAGAGTGAATGTCTTGTTCGATGGTTATATTTAACTGTTGGAGGAATATGAAGACCTCTTGGTCCTGTTGTATCTGTTCGTCGATACTGATAGACGTAAAGGAAGAATCGGGTTCTAGTATTGCGGAGGATTGTTCCCTTTTGGTTTGCTCTTGCAATTGATTGGTTACATAGTTATTAGGAGCCCTCATAGAACCTTCTTTAAGTGAAGGTGGGAGACTAGCTTCTCTCATTCTTTTTGCCATGTCGTTTAGTCCAGACTTCTTAGGTTTGGTAGGAACATGGATATAAGAACCAGATTTTGAATTTGAAGATTCATATTTATGAGAGTGCATTCTAGAGAAATCAACCCCTCCATCCATTAGGACTATGGAATAATTCTGAATGATAAATCTATCCATGAACAAATAATATCCATTGGATTCTGCGAAAGCCATAGCTTCATCAAACTTTGACATAAGCACGCTAGAAGATATTTTATCTATGACCTCATTGAAATCATCGATAAAAGATTCTATTGCAGGTCTAGGCCATTCTCTCTGCATCATATAGGATTCTAAGTATAATACATGATGCTGGAAGTTCATTAGGAACCTACATTTATAGTTATATTTTTGTGATTTCTGAGAACAGAGATTGATTGTTGGATAGCATCTATCTCTTGGTTGGTAAGCTCAGCTATACGTCTTGTTTTAGACTGTAAGCCTAGGACGTCGGCTTGAAGGAGTTTAAGCATTTTATAAATCTCGTCCATATTAGGAGTAGGGGTTTGGAGTTCCATATTTATAGAGGATATCGCCGACACCGCTACTTCGGCACGAGCTTCAGTAAGGATTTGGTCGAGACCATCTACAAGTTCATTGTTTGAAATAATGAGAGGGTCACAGGGAGCTATTACAGGAGGTTGTTTTAAAGTAGGAATAAATTGTCCTTCTTCTTCTAAAAGAGGAGAAGTATACCAACCTGTAAAGTGAATCAACTCTGCAGCGATATGAGGAAGAATATAAGGTCCGCCTGAGTGAATCTCTTGTCCGTCTTTTACCGTAATGACGAAGTTGAATGCATTATTCATTAGTTTGTGAAGATTAAGAGAAATGTTTGAATTAGCACCGTTACTAGAGAATTTGAACGGAAGGTCTACGGTTCGGTTTTCTCCGTCAGTCATGCCTAGGGTAAACTCTTCTAAGAACCTGAAGGCTGCCGTTTCAACATATGGTAGAGCATCTGAAGTATCTAAGAGCCAAGTTCCGTTAGCCCTGGAGATAGCCTTCTTAAGATTAACTTTGAGTGAATCAGCGACCGTCTCAAGTATTGTGGCTTGTATTGTATCAGTAGATATAAAGTTTTCTAATTGAGTGTTACAGTTTCCCTTTTTAGCAGGAAGCGTTATCCAAACTCTTTGTTCTATACCTTTGTGAGGCTCTTGGATATACAAGGACTTTAAGAAGTAAGTTTTGTCTAGAGATGAATCTATGTTTTCGATGGTATCTGAAAGTTCACTGTCCCTACAATAAACAAACTTACCTATCCTTCCTTCAAAGAATGGAATGATTACATTGTTTGAAACTGAGGGTGGAAGTTTAGGTATAGACTCTGACTTCTTGAGTGGGTTATCCAAGAAGGATTTTAGGAATAGGAGTAGGTTTCGTTTGTTTGAATTCAACATACCGACTTCGCTTTCTTCAAGGTAAATGCTTCTCTAGCGAGCCATCCTTTGCCGTAGATTGCAAAGTTCTTATTGTTCATATATCTAGCGACTCGAATTTTAGACATATCTGAGAGTATGGCGGATGCAGAAACTCCGTTTGCAGCTTTAATAGTTTGAACTCCTATGACTCCATCGGCAGTAACGCCCAAGACAGATTGAAGCATCTTTATGGCAAACCCTACGCCTTGATTCACTGCAGTATCGAACACATAAAGTGCTACCCCTATATTGAGTTCGTCGCATTTACACTTGTTCCAGTATTCCTTAGTGTAGATTTCAACTGCACGAGCTTCTGTGAGATTGGCGATATCTTCGTTTGGATAGAATTTCTTCGCAATACCAAACTTGGTTTCGCCTCCTGGGTCTCTTGGGTCATTGACGTATCCGCCCTCGTGCTTCAGTATTAGTTTTATCGCTTCGTCTCTGTTCATCGGTCATTCCTTAACTAAAAAGTCTCTTGTTGCTATACCTGATTGAGGTAGTCTAACAGTTCTCTTTGAATCTCCATCGAGCACTTGAGCTAATCTAATATCATGAGTCAGTCTTGTTACTGTATAGGAAGGGTATGTGTAAAACATTAGTGAAAAAACCTCACCAGAAGTTGGTAGCGTTAAAAACCTAATACCTTCATCCTCCACTACATATTCTGTTCCTTTTGTCCAAGTTTTTAGAATTCCTAAATGAACTGACATCAGAACTTCAGTATCGTGGATAGGTTGAGTTGCTTTGTAAAGGATATCTCCTTCGAATTCAAACTGAGTCCACATACGACAAAAGACACCCTGAACCACGAATCGGTCCCAGGGTGCTACGTCTATTACTTGATTATTGTAATTTGCAGGGAAGGTCCAGTAAATCTCTCCCGGTTTAAGAAGGGACTGAGGATTGTATTCATTGATAACCGAGGATGTATGGAGCAGGACGATAAGTTCAATAGGAGCTAGCGGATATATATACTGGTCATTTCCACAGAACGGACAGTTTGCAGGATGGACCCTCTCTTCTATCCCTATAAGGTTAGGGCAAGGAAGAGATTTGTAAAATAGAGCCCTCACTCCATTGTTGATAATTTCTTGGTCCCAAGCGTCGTGACGCATTGAGATGTCAGAAACCATCTTAGGAAATAAAGGACTGGTTGTTTTTGCGTTAACAGGATAGGTCAACGGAATTATCGGATATGCCACGGAAACTCCCCTCTGTAAAGTCTTGTAAGGTTGAAAATTGTTGCATAAAGATTCTAAGTGTTACATTGTTTTCTTCGTCTCTAAGCAAGGAGACTTCTTTGATTGACTTGAGTTCCACTACCTCGAACGACCAGCTGTAAATGTCGGCAAGTTCTTGGACGACGAGATTGGCAATATCTTCTACTTCGTCAATAGATATAATTGGTACTTCTTTTTCAAATAAAATCTCTTGTCCTCTGGTTGCTAAAAAACATAATGGCATAGTGTCTTCCTTTCAAATAAATTCTTCGGTAAAGTCTAATCCTGTAAGTAGTCTTAGCTTTTCTTTAATTTCTCTGCAAATCTCTAGTTCTTCTTTGTTGAAAAAGTATTCAATAAGAATGTATCTAGACGTAGATGCAATAACTTTGGTTGAACTTGCAAATTCAATCCTAACGATTCCGCCTGGTATATCTAAAGGCTTAGCTTTAACTGTCAAGTGTCTCATTTGAAATCTTCCTTGGAGGATTTGTTTCCTCTGCGTATTTCTTTTAAAGCTTTTCTGCGAGCCTTCTTATCCTTAATGTTCTTCGCTATTGCTGTTGGGTCTTTATTGGACTTCATCGAGTTGGCGTCTCGTTGAATGATAGATGAGTCAGGAGGTTTTATAGGTTCCGCTCCTATAGCTTCTATTGGCTTTACTCTTTTAGGAGCATTGTTGTATCCAAGTTCTGCTTTTAATAATTCTAATTCTTCTAGGGCTTCTTCAAAGATAGTTTCCACTTGAGATGTTCCCCTCTTTAGTTACAAGGAAAAGATGTTGGTTAAAGCTTCCTACCTCTGCTGCATGTTCTATCAATACTACAGAGCGAGCTTCCGATAACGATTGTAGCAGTTTAGTGGCCGTTACTCTACCAGATGCATCTAATCCATCGAAAGGTTCATCGAATAATAACGTTTCGAAACTAATACCAGACAACGACTCCATTGTTTTCATAATGGCTAAATCTACCGCTAAAGACAATGCTCTAAACTCTCCACCAGATAAACTTCCTAAGGACGCTTGTCTTCCTTCTACGATGAGGTTCTCTCCAAGCTTGGTTGAGAACTTACCAGACTTAAGTTCAGACTGTGCCGTGAACTCGAAAGATATATGAGGAAAAAGTATCTGGATGTGTTCGTATAGGTAATCGTTGACTTGATTTAACACGAGTTCTGTGATATAAGAGGAGACTCCAGACGGAGACAAAGTGTCTATAGCGAATTGGAGGTTCTCTGATTGAGACTTGATTGAATCTAAAGAGGACGTAGTTTCAAGTATGGACTTCAATATCCGCTTTATCTCTGTGCCATTAGTCTTAAACTGTTTTATCCTTTCTTTAATCTTGGTTCCTTCTGAGGCTATGTCAGAAAGTTTGTCCGAGATAGAAGAGATAGAGACCTGAAACTGAGATTGTTTGTCTTTAAGTAAGCTAAGTTCTTCTTTGAGTTGATGCCTTCTTCTTAGGTCTTCTTTCATCTTAACTACTTGCTCATCAGGAACAATGAGGGAATAGAATCCCTTTATTTGCTTTTCTCTGATTTCTTCTAGGACTCCTCGGTCTGGAACGAAAGAGGTTCCACAGTGAGGACATTCTAGATACTTGCCAAGTGGCGTGTCATTGATTTCTGAAATCTTCGCCATCATCTTGTCGTTGTTCTCTTCTGTCTTTCTAATTTGCTCATCAGTAGGTAAGGACGAAAGTAGGTTCTGAATCTTATCGATAGAAAGCTGAATAGAGGGGTCAGGCTGTAGGACGGTCTCCTTTAGTTTTGCGTATGACGCTCTAAGGTCAATCAGGGAAGGAAGGTCTTCGTCTTTATTTATGAGGGAGATTTCTTTCTCTGTGAAGTCAAACTTAAGTTCACTCAACCGTTTATGGTCTTCTTGGAGTAAGTCTAGCTTAGCTTTCAATGAAGTCTCGCTTGAGAGTAATTGCTTCATGTCTAGTTTCATCTTCTCTAGAGCTTTCTCGGTAGAGAAGTCAACCATCGACATTAAGATTTCTTTCTTTTGAGTGTCGGAAAGCTGAAGGAACCTAACTGAATTCTGTGAGTGCATAGCGATACCGAATCGTTCGATTGAAGGAATAAGTGTTTGGAATTCGGATTCCTCCAGTATCTCTCCGTCCACTACTGCTGTAAACTTGGACTTGCCTCCTCTATTTCTGGAAATAATAAAGTTTTTATTGTTGTGCTGAAAGTTTAACGATACGGAACAGACTTTCTCTCCGTGACGAACTACCTCTGTAGAGGAAACTGAGCGAGGGACGTTTCCGTAAAGAGCCCAGAATACACCTAAGAAGATGGAAGACTTTCCTGAACCATTGGAGCGGTCAGACTCCTTATTAAGTCCAGTGATGAGAGTAACTCCGTCTTTGAAGTCAAACTCAAGTTCGTCGAAGGACATAAAGTTTTTAAGTGTAATTTTCAATAGTTTCATATTTTTTCCCATGTATTAGGTTTATCATTTTTATAAATTCTAAAGAATCCTTGGTAAATACTTGTTCGTATATGTTTTCGAGTTCGTGACGGAATAGTTCACGATCCTCGATTTCAATGGTCTCGAATATTTTCTTTGAATAGAGTTTATATTCTTCATTAGGAGATATTAAATCGAAAGGTATAGTCTTCCAATTATTTGCACTTATAGCTTTTGTAAGTATAGTGAATAATAGATGGTTCAAAGTTATCTGTCCACTAGTTCCAAACAGGGTCCACTTTCCTCTATAACTCCTGGATAGAAACTTCGTGCACCCTTCGATATGATTTATACAAAACGCAGAAAACGAAGAAGTGATAGATAATGAATGAGATGACACTATCATGTTGAATATTTCTTCAGGAGAAACTTTGAGCCCGTGAATAGCTAGTGTTTCGGAGGACTTTTCAAGAATGTTCGAGAACAGATTCATTAGAATTACATGTTCTACGTTACGACTCTTCTTTTCTTTTTTCGTCATTGTATTTCCTCAGTATTTTTAATATAACATCTCGCTCAGACTTATTCATACGTTCAGGAATATCCGTATTGAAAAGCTTCCTCATGACCTGAATGTCTAGTCTCAACTGGTATCGGTATTTGACATACTCTAAGTCTCCTATAATAGAAGTTAAGGAAAGAGAACCTCTGCCTCCAGTGGTGGTAGCAAAATGGAACAGGGTTTTACGAATCTTAGTTATAACGATTTCTTGGAACTCATTAGAGTAAGATTCGTAATGGTAGCATTTGAGTTTCTTACCGTTCGTTTCTACTATGTCTATGATTTCTGCTTCAGTATACTTTTTCATGAAACTCCTTTGTAAATTTGATGTTAATTTAAATTTTTAGTTAAATCTGATTCCAACTTTCCTATCCCTATTAGATAAGTGGTTAAACTTTTAAGCAACCAAGCCTCACCAGTAGGAGTAATATAGGCTTGAGGTCGAAAATCTCCATCTTCACATTTAATCTGTTTAACAACGAAATATCCTCTTTTAACCATTTCTGAAGATGGAATGTTATTATTTGTTAAATGTCTTCTTTCTCTTAAGATAGAAAATAATTTATTCCTTCCAAGGTCAGTTTTCTCAAATATTTCTTTAGCAAAGTTAGTTAAAGTTTTAAAATTAGTTGAAGATAAGTAAGCATCTGCTAGCATCTCTTTATCCGACTTTATTGTTTCTAATCTATGAATGATTTCTTCCTTTTGAACTAACTCTTCAGCTTGTTCTTGATTTAAGGATTC